GATGCAACAGAGATGATGATAAGTGAAGCATTTGTACAAGAATTGACATTTAACATATGTTTACAAATATAATAAACCCAAATAAAAATATCGATATTTAAAAAATGGCTCAAACAATTGTAAAAGGCGATGAATTGATGTTATTTATCAACAATAAACCACTTGCATTTGCAACAGCACATACTCTTACCATTACAGGTAATACTGTAGACATAGCAAGTAAAGATCATGGAGCATGGGGTGCAAGTGAAATTGGCAACTTAACATGGGAAATCACAACAGAGAATTTATATGTTGATGAAACTACAGGAGAGCAAGCATATGACACCGTATTTGATGCAATGATTGCAAAAACTCCTATAACCGTTGTATTTGGTAAAGCAAGCAATTATACTGAGAATGGTCTAGAAAGAGCAGGCAATACTTCATCTTCTGCTCCAACAGAATGGACTGCTCCAAGTACTAATTACCGTACAGGCAATGCTGTAATTACTTCTCTTACCTTGAATGCAAATACAGGAGAAAATGCAACCTATAGCGCAACATTCACCGGTAGTGGAGCACTTTCTAAGGTTACAGCATAACTCATATAAGCACTATTCGTGTTTCATATATGACCATGAGCGGTGTGGTATATACCGCACTGCTCATTTTCTATATAAAATTATAATAAAAAATTATGCCACAACAAATTATAAAAGGAAATCAACTACAGGTATTTTATTCAGGTAGAACATTTGGTTATGCAACATCACATACACTTACCATAACAGGCAATACAACTGATATTGCAAGTAAAGATCATGGTGAATGGGGTGGAAGTGACATATCTAATTTAACTTGGGAAGTTACAGGTGAATATTTCTATACAGATATGGATTATGACACATTGTTCGATCTTATGATATTCAAACGTCCTGTATTGATCAAAGTAGCAAAAGTTAACAATTATGATGATAATGGATTACTTGGTTTAGGTGGATCACAACCTCGTTGGTACCCAGCAGCCAAGGGAAAATCTGGTTATGCAGTAATTACTTCTCTTACCGCAAATGCAAATACAGGTGAGAAAGCAAGTTATAGTATTACATTCACAGGTAATGGACCACTTACCGATTATGATGATACAATTACATCTTATTATATTGATGTAATATATAAAGAGGAAAATCTTGAATATGGAATGGAATTAATGAATCCAGAGTATGTAGGAAGTGTAACTTCTGCATGGACATATGAAGGAAGTTTCAGTCCAACTAGTGTTCTTGCACAACAAATTGACATATCAAATGGTACATTAGTCGATTCTACACCTAATCCAGAAGATGCTAAATTTAGATATTATTTCTCAGGTCCTTATGTACCTGTAAGATTATTCTATGGAAATAATAATTTAGCAACAGTAACAATATGTGAAAATATAACAACCATTGAAACTAGTGCATTCACAGGTTCATCAATTATGGTATTAAACACAAATAGTTTAATGCATTATGGAAAAGGTTGCCTTGCTGATTGTAATTTCTTATATAGAGTTAACAATCCATCAGGAGACAATTATCTAAATGCAAGTTATATAGATGATGGAGCATTTGAAACATGTGTAAGATTAGGTGACATTCATATAGGTGATTCTTGTAGACATATAGCACAGGATGCATTTAGAGATTGTATGGAAATACAACAAGCATATTTTGGTGATTCATTGACAAGTATTGGATCAACTGCATTTATTATGTCAAATCATCCTGCGTCAAAGACATTCCATATATACACAGAATCTGCTCCAACACTTGGTACATTACCATTTGGACCAGAATCAATGCAAACTATATATCTGCATAATAGTTCAAGTGTAGAATCATTTATCAATAGCAATGAAACTTGGCAACAATATGCAAATGCAGATATTCAATTATACCAATAAAAATATATAATATATGAAACATGAAGATCAATATTAAGGGAACAGATTTAGAATTGCATTATAGTATGAGAATGTACATACTGTATGAAAACATAATGGGTAAATCACTCAATTTTGAGAATGCAAGTAGTTATACAAGTTTGATTGTATTATTTTATTCAGCAATAATTGCAACCATACAAAAGGAAAAATTAAATATGGTTGTTACATATGATGAATTTATGAACTGGCTAGATGATCAAAATGGTGCTGATATAATGAAAGAATTTAGTGATTGGTTTACTTCTAATTTGAATCTAAATATTGGATTATCTGAAGAAAGAGAAGAAAATATTGAAAATAAGAAAGTTGATAAACCAAAAAAACTAAACGTGGTCCATGAGTATTTGAAGATTTTGGTATTTACAAATAAAATGATATCATATGAATACTTCATGGACCAATTGACGGAATGGGAATTGCAATTGTTGATAGATAATGTACAGTATTCTTCCAAAAATGAATGGGAAATTGCTAGACAAATTATGTATACAAATGTATTACCTTATATGAATAAGAATAGTAAGAAAACAGCAAAAGATATGTTCCCATTAGCAACAGATGAAGATTTCAAAGCAGGTGAACAATACAATTTGCCAAATGATATTTCATCTATACAGATTCAAGAAATGAAAAAATTATCAACAAATTTATCAGAAAAATTATCTAATGGCAAGCGTAGTTAAAATTGGTATAACAGCACAAGATGATGGATTTAAACAGTCGTTATCTCAAAT